ATCACCTACTGTTGCGGTACCCGTCAGCCGCAGATCAAGGACTGGGGCCGCATCAATCAGGAGTTCACATGGTTCACACGTGCGCTTTCCTCGCTCAACAAGCACATCGTCTTTGTCGCTCACCGCGACAGTCGCAAGGAAGGAGACGAGACAGTCTTCATTCCGTCGCTCCGTGAGAAATCCTACAACTCAATCGTTACCGAGCTCGACCTGCTCGGCTATCTGGAAATGAAGTCAGAGCGTGGAGTTCAAAGCCGCACAATCACATTCGATCCGACATCACGCAACGATGGCAAGAACACCTGCAATCTCCCGTCGGTTATGCAGGTTCCCACAATCCTCAACTCTAAAGCGGAGCCTATCGCCCCGAACACATTCATCACCGAGAAGGTAATCAATCCCTATCTTACTATGCTCGACGTCAAAGTTGAGGAAAGGCGTAAGTACGATGAGCTTATAGATACCATCGCAGAAGATGTGAATAATATCACTGACGCACAATCTGCCAACGACTTCGCCGCGAGAATCAAGGAATACAAACATATCGGCAGTTCCATGGCAAAGGCCCGTTCTCTGTTCGGTGCAAAGGTAAAAGAACTCGGCCTCGTCTATGACACCGATAATAAGACCTACACCGATGCTGAACCAGCCGCGTGATAACGTATCGTATAAATTCTATGCGACGTTGCTCGACGGCTTCCAGGACTACCTGAACAGTGATATCATCTGGGAAAAATATTGGGGGTACTCAGAGAATCCCCCTCACACTCCCGAAGAGTTCAAGAAGAAGCAGTTCCAGTCTTTCATTGATAGAATAAACCGTGTGCCCTTTGACAGCGAGGCCGCTGATAAGGGCACCGCTTTCAATGAAGTCATCGACTGCATGATTGAACATCGCAAGAGCGATAAAATCGATGTCAGGTATGCCTATGGGAAAGTCGTAATGGGTGATGTAAACGACTGCGACCCTGACGAAAGATGGGCCGAAGTACATCAGACCAACGAAATTGTCGGTCTGAACGCCACCTATAATAATAGGACGTTCTACTTCGACATCAATCTTTGCCGTGAATTCGCCAATTACTACAAAGGAGCTTTGACCCAGCAGTTCGTCCGGGCCATTGTGCCGACACGTTTCGGAAATGTCGAGGTGTATGGGTATGTCGACGAACTCATGCCACAGAGCATCCACGACATCAAGACCACCGGCAAATACTCAGTCGGCAAGTTCAAAGACCACTGGCAGCACATCGTCTACCCGTATTGCTATCAGCAGAACGGTCAGGACTTACGTCTATTTGAGTATAACATAGCCGAGATAGACAAATACGGACGGTGGGAGACATACACGGAATCATATATGTATAAGCCGGAGCGCGATGTTCCGAAGCTCATAGCCATGTGTGAGGAACTGATATGTTTCCTTATGGAGAACCGCCATTTGATTACCGATCGCAAAATCTTCAACCTATCGGCATGAAATGGTAGCGACCGCCATACTTATAAAAAATGCTTCCGAAGGGACACGGATTAACCGTTCTTTGGTGGAAATGATAGAGGGTTTGCCAGACGGCAAGTACCGCATCATCATTGAGCCACAAAGAGTGCGTCATTCCGTGCCCCAACGGAAACTTTTGTTTATGTGGATGTCGCTTTTAGCCCGGGAAACGGGCAACAGTAAGGTTCGGCTCTATAATTATTATTGCAGAAAGTTTCTTCTCGATGATATGCCGAGTGTGTCGGAAATGTCGCCGGCGCAGTTGACCTATTTCATGCACGAGATAGAGGCCGATGTAGCGCAGAACCTTGGATTCACATTGCCAATACCCGAAGACGGAGAAGATTTCATCACATTCTTAAAAGATTTTAAGGATAAATGATTTATACGCTACGAGATTACCAGCAGCAGGCTTCTGACGCGGCCATTAACTTCTTCAAATCCAAAAGGGAGAGGAACGGGATTCTTGTGCTTCCCACCGGGGCCGGCAAAAGCCTTGTCATAGCTGACATTGCACATAGGCTAGACGGCAATGTTCTTGTATTCCAGCCGTCGAAAGAGATACTTGAGCAGAACTTCGATAAGCTCCGCAGTTATGGTGTCGAGGATTGCTCGATATACTCCGCATCGTTCAACTCCAAAGAGATAAACCGAATCACATTCGCTACAATCGGCAGTGTGAAGTCGCACATGGAGGATTTCAATCATTTCAGATACATCATAGTAGACGAGTGCCACGGTGTAAATCCGCAAGGAGGTATGTATAAAGACTTCTTTGACTGTGCCAAGAGAAAGATACTCGGCCTTACAGCCACTCCGTATCGACTGACAAGCGCCCAGATATGCCTTGATGAAAACGGCCGATATGACCCCACATGCGAGCCGCAGAACAAATGCATATTGAAGTTCCTGACCCGAACACGACCGAGAGTATTTCACGACGTGATATATCAGGTCGAGATACAGACGTTGCTTCAGCGGGGGTATCTATCAAAGCTGAACCACTACGACATGACAATCCTGCCACAAGAAGGGTTGAAAAGAAACACAACTGGTATGGATTTCGATGAGACGAGTTTGTTCGAAGAGTTCCAGCGAGTCAATCTGCAAGACCACCTCGTGAATATTATAAGGAGGCTCCAGCACCCGAAGAGTGGCATCCCGCGCAAAGGCATACTCGTCTTTACGAAGTTCCTCGAAGAAAGTGAGAAACTTTGCCGGTCTATCGATGATTGTGAAATGCTCAGCGGTGAGACCCCAAAGAAAGAACGAGAGAGAATCATCAAGGATTTCAAGTCCGGAAAGATTAAGGTTCTGACTAATGTCGGAGTGTTGACAACCGGCTTCGACTATCCCGAACTCGATACTGTCGTGATGGCTCGCCCTACGATGTCGCTCGCCATGTACTATCAGATACTCGGCCGAGCGATAAGACCTCATCCCAGCAAGGAAGCCGGATGGATTGTAGACCTCTGCGGAAATATCAAACGATTCGGTAAGGTCGAGGATCTACGACTATTCGAGCGCAAACCAGGAGAATACTTTATCCAAGGCATTGCCGACAATCAGTACAAGCAACTTACCAATACATATTTTTGAATGGAAGACTTTGAAGTACAATATCTATCCGTATTAGACGCACGGAGCGCCCTCTGGCGGCACAGAAAGCGCGAGTGGCTTGATATTATAGGACCGGAAGGGAAAAGCCGAGAAAAGGCACTCTACGGCTCCCTGGCTATGAGGTTCCCCGGACTATATGCCCGCACTAAAGAAGAACGCGAAAAGCTCGGCATTTCATTCGATGAATATATCGAGCAGTACGGTCCTGAAGATGCAAGAGATACCAAAGAATACTCAAAGATGAGCGATGGAGTCAGCACATTCGACCCCGTCCTTGCCGAGATAATATACGAATGGTTCATTTCATGTGAGGGAGCGAAGATATTTGATTGTTTCGCCGGCGGAATTACCAAGGGCGCAGTCGCTGTTGCCAAAGGACATAGTTTCACCGGCATCGACATCAGGTCGAGCCAAGTTGAGGTAAACAATGAAAAGGGCGACGCCTTTTCGGTAGCCAACCAGTACTTACGATACTTCTGCGACGATGCCAGAAACCTCCTGAAGTACATCGGCGTTGCCACGCAGGATTTATTTATCAGCTGTCCGCCTTACTACAATCTCGAAGTTTATAGCGACCTCGCCGGCGACGCCTCCAATCAACCGACATATCAGGACTTCATTGCCATACTCCGCGACGCTTTCGAGAAGGCAGTCAAATGTCTCAAGTGGAATAGGTTTGCCATTGTCATAGTTGGCGACATCCGAGACGACAAGGGAGCATACTATAATTTCCCCGGCGATGTCATCCGTATATTCCAAAATTGCGGCTGTGCGTTCCTCGATGATATTATATTGTTCCGCCCCGATGCTACAGCGAATCTAAGAGCAAAACGGTACATGAAATCAAGGAAAGTCGTAAGAGTTCATGAGCGCGTCCTTGTGTTCTACAAAGGTAATGCGTCGGTTATCAAGAAACACTTCACACCACTAAAATCCAATGAATTGTAGAGAACCGATACAACAGAGAATCCGGGATTTAGGACTGACGCAAAGAGCCGTCAGTCATGCGATGGGAGTTACCGACCAGAGTTTGAGCAACTTTCTTAACGGGAGTCGCACTTACTCTTATTTGGCCTATGTGAAATTGCTTAGAGTCCTCGGCCTTACTCTCGGTCACGGGGGAGACAACATCGGTACCGCGCCCGCATTGTCCGTGCGCAGTATCATTAAAGCCGAGATAGAAAAGAGAGGGCAACCTCTCAGCGAAATAGCGAAACGTTGCGATGTCCGAGGCTCTACTCTATCCTCATTCCTGACAGGACGCCGTGGGATACGCATAAGCTCTTTAGAAAGAATCATAACAGAACTGGGGCTGACTTACGTCAGTTTCGGCGAACCAACAATATAACCGAACGAAACACTATGGCACCAAGAAAAGATTCATACAATATGCTCGTGCTTCAAGCTATCAAGGAGGGGCGTGACCCTAAAACTGTGAAGAAACCACCTCGGGACCCGTCAGAAGGGCCGTCTGAGAGTGAGATACAGCAATCCTGCATCAAGTGGTTCCAGCTACAGCATCGCGCCCTATGGGAAGATGGAGTGCTATTCCATATCGCCAACGAAGGAATACGATTGGGCGGTCAAGGACGCAGGATAAAGCGTGAGGGTATTGTTCGAGGTGTAGCCGACTTATGTCTGGCTATGCCTCGTCATGGCTATGGCGCACTTTACATAGAAATGAAACGTCCGGACCGCTATCAATCTCCGGAGCAAAGGACATGGCAGAAAAACATTGAGCGTCATGGCAATAAGTACGTTGTATGCAAATCACTTGATGAGTTTATAAAGATTATAAACCGCTATTTAGCG